ACCCCTAGACTCAGCACGCTGACGATCAAACGCAGCAGCCTGCTCCGCCAACGCCATGTTCTTCAAACCAGAAGTCTCCAAACCACGACTAGCATACTCAGCGGTAGTACGAGGAACCTGCCTCTTATACCCCTTAGTTAAATCAAACTTGCCCTGCCCGTAATCAGTCAACAAACCCTTCTTAGAAAACGTCGAACCAGCCAACGCTCTTTGCAGACGCGCAGCAGGTGTAGTCCCATAAGGGTCACTGATAGTTATTTTGCTAAGAGGATTAGTCCCGAAAGACGGAGCAGAACCGAAAGCCATTAGTTAAAAACCTGACCCGCTAACAGGAGAGTCCCCGTTTCCACATTCACGTTCAGGGTGACCGCACCAGTGAGCCCACCGCCTGACATGGCAGTCCCAGCAACCACAGATGTTATATCCCCTGCCAGAGCAGTTATGTCCGAGATCAGAGCCTTCTTCGAGGAACTGTCCCCCACATCGACAATGCTCACATAATCTGTTGCAACCGCAGTCACAGTACCCAAATCGTTGAGGTCCACATTCAGAGTCACAGCACCCTCGCTGCCACCTCCGCTCAGACCGTCCCCAGCACCGACATCCGTAATGTCGCCCGTACTGGTCTGTGTGATACGTTGGTTTATTCTCTGTACGCTCATTGCAACACTCCTTATCCAAAGTATGTGATCTGAATGTCAGAATCCGAAGATCCCGCACGAATAAATTTCACATCTGTTATATCGTCTTGGTACAAATCCATAACACTGTATGGGTTTAAATAGTGACCAATAGAAGCAGTCGGTGTACCCCACCTGACTCTGATTGGTTCAGCCCCGTTTGTTATCATCGCCGCGATAGCACCAGTGGCGGCTGTGCAAGCAACAGCCACAGTTGATACTGTTAACTGCTGGTCACCTACAGACGACCCGTACTGTGAGGCGTTGTATCTTATTCCTGACATGTTTCTCCTAACCGCCTAACGCCGTTACGCGGGTTTCTAAATCGTCCAGCTTTTCCTGGATTTTTAACAATTCGTATTCGAGTGAGCGAGCATTATCTCCCACCATTTTTCTTGTGGGCTGGTATACGACAGTCATTACGCTGCTGCTTCCTCCGCTGCCTTTGCTGCTGCCGTAGGTGGATCATCAGGGAAAACAACTTCGGACACCTTGCTGAAACCAGCAGGCAGGTCACGTAGTTCTTGCCTGTATGTCGCCCATTCCTCAACAGTATGATCGCCTAATGCTGCGTCTGCTATTTGTGTCCAATCAGTAGCACTTAACAACGCATTGCGTTCTCCGCGAATATGATTAAAATTGAGATCCGCTTCTGCTCTCATATCATCTAATACTTTTATTTCTTCAGCCGTGAGTTCGATGTACTCACCGTTCACGAGTTTATATCTTGGTTCTGCCATTATGCTGCTCCGTTTATTCCATATAGTGTTGCGCTCGAATATTGTAAAAAACTGTCGGCACTCGCTGTCAATGTGATTTGGTCAATAGCCGCCGTATTAGACCACAAACCAGCGTTGAGTTGTAAATAAAATGTTGTCGAACTTGTAGTAGTGTTTGGTGCCGTGTTCTTTACTATCGCAGGTTTAAAATGATCTGTGTTTGAATAATTCGGAAGCCACATTTCAAAACATGAAAAAGAATCAGTGGCGACAAATGCGGCACTCATCCTCGGCAACCCTGCTACACACGCATCAGTCGTACTTTGTACATTAGCCATACTCCCATTGTAATTAAAGCCTGTGTGACTGTAATTAGTAACAGCAGTTTCTCCATTTAATTGAACTGTGTATGATTGAGTATTCGCTGACGTGTTACTTCCAGCAGAAGCAATAACATATAGATGATCGTAAGAAGAAGAAATACTTGTCCAATCAACTAACTCTGCATTAACACCACCTAATTCTGTGTGATCTATAACATTCCAAACAGCCATTATGAACTCTTTATCCCATACAAAGTAAACGAACTTCCTCTCTGCCAATTATCACTTGAAGGCAAAACAGTTATTTTTGTCATTGCCCCTGGAATGTCAGCCTCTGCCATAGTCAGAGCGGCAAATCCTCGTTGACCATTCACATACGGTTTACCGCCTAATGCTTGACTTGAGCAGTTTTTAGTGGCATGTAAATAATCTGGTATCAAAACTGTCCCTGCACCAAACTCTATCGGACCGCCCCCAAAATTTCCAGTAAGATTCATAGTACCTGTAGTCCCTGTACGAGTATTATTCCCACCAGAAGCAAAACCATCTACACTGGCACTGTAACCTGTGTACATCATAAAAAAATCGTAGTCAGCCGAAGTGACATCATTAAATTGAAGATAAAGATGACCATTGTCACTACCAGTTTGGGTGGTGTTTGCTGAGAAACGTATCTGTAAATGCTTATACCCTGCGATAGAACTAAAAGAAAAAGTTGCTGTATCTACTTCTAAATAAACTGTTTCGATTGCTTCAATAACCGCCATTAGGACACCATCCTTGGGAGAACACCAAACAGGTCGAAACGTGAACCAGAAAGATGATCGCCTGCTTGGGGAATAATATCAATTTCTGTAATAGCCGCTTGAGACTCCCATGCTGAAGTTGTCGAACGAACTTCTCCTGCACCATCACGATTCGACCCCGAAAAAGATGTGGTTGTTTTATGTTTACCAGAATTTATATCAAATAAATCAACTACGTAACCCCCAAAAATATTAGCAGTTGCAGAAGCGTATGGAACATCCCCAATGGTTATTTCTGTTGAAAATGACGTTGCTCCTGAAGCGCTACTACCATCACTTTTCATTATTTGATTCCCATAAACAGAACTTGTGTCATTATTAAATTGCAAGTAAATGTCTCCGCTTACGGCGGCATAAGCCCCTCTATCGTAACCAATTATTACCAGATCCATATATTGTGACCAGTCGTTAGCACCAGTCGTAGATTGAAAAGTTACTACTGACGCATCAGAAGTTAAAACATTTGTTATCAAAGCAACCCACGCTTCACCATCAGTGAGAACGCCGTCAACTATGTATGCGGGAGCGTCAGTGTTTATTGTTTCAGCCATTATGCCACCACATATCTGATTAGAACAATACCAGAACCGCCATCATAAGAATAAACCGACCATGAACCGCCAGCACCTCCGCCTGTGTTGGGTACACCACCTCCAGCAATCGCTGAAGCATGAGCAGCACCACCACCGCCTAGTAAACCTAAACCAGCACCCATAGTGGCTCCTCCGCCACCGTTAGCAGCAGAACCTCCACCACCACCAGCATAAATGGGAGTAGTTGCACTAATACCATAACCTGTAGCACCTGCACCACCATTTCCACCATAATTCATAGTGGCAGTATTCCCATCATTAGTACCAGTTACACCTGCTGCGCCTTTACCTCCACCGCCTCCAGCAGTGTAGTCGGGAGCGTCTCCACCGTCATTGCCTTGACCTACGGTTCCTGAACCTCCTGAGAAAGGACCACCAGAGTAAGCACCGCCGCCGCCGCCGCCAGAACCACCTGCTGTACCAGTCTCGGCAGTCCATGCACCACCTTTACCTCCACCAGTAGCAGTAACACCTAAAGCAACACTGTTAACACCGTTAGTTGGGCTTGCACCACCAGAACCGCCTGCACCGACAGTAATAGTGTAAGGGCTTGAAGCCGTGTCAACAGTAACACCTGTTCCTGTTAACATACCTCCAGCACCACCACCACCCATTTTAGTGCCAGCACCACCTGCGACTATCAGATAGTCAACGTCAGCGGAACCAGCCGTGACAGTAAACGAACCAGTACCCCTGAAAGCATGAACACGGTACGTTGTACCAGAATCCTCATACTGAGTAATGACACCACCATAAGCGCTGAAAGCACCGCCGCCAGCCAAACCGCCGTTCATCCACGCAGAAACAGCCGTAGACGGATTAGCCTTCGGTAAATCCTTACGACCCTTCCATGTGGAAACCGCAGTACTAGGGTTAGTCCTATCTTGTCGAAACACTATAAGACCTCTTAAGCAGTTATTCTATTTACAAAACCGTTAATGTTAACAACGTTCGCCGCCGCAGCGAATGCTCTGACAACCAGACCATTCTGCAACAACGTCCCTGGACACACTAGAACCCAACCTGCTTCAGCAGTAATCGTGATTTCTGTCAAATCATCAGGTGCAGCAACGCCACCGTATTCGATGGTCAGTTTCCTGTCTGTCGAATCAGTGTTGCAAGCGTACAACCAGATCTCATCGAGATCCGATGTGCCAGCCACTGCTGTGTGTATTAGGGTTCCCGCTGTAGCGGTAGCAGCAACTTTGACGTTTCTGCCATCTGCGGGAGTTCCGCTGAGTTTTTGTTTTGAATATGTTGCCATATTGCCTTTCCTTTAATTGAAAACCGAGTTAGTAAGAATGTTATTAGCATCATTCCATGTAGGTGAAGTGATATCAGACGTGAGGGCTACAGTTCCAGCCGCATCAGGGAACGTTATTGTACGATCCGCAGTAGCGTTAGTAGCCACTAAGAAAGTTTCATAAGCGTCAGCAGAAGAACCTTCGTAACAAATTTGTTGCGTTGCACCATTCAAATAAACCTGATTAGAGAATGTAGCCACACCAGTAACACCCAAAGTTGTACTAAAAGTAGCAGCTTCAGTAACAGCCAAAATGCCACTAACAGTCGTAGTAGACCCCGATGTAGACAAACTGGGCGATCCTGTCGCCCATGTCACAACGTCACTGAAGTTAGTGTTCATTTGTGAAGCAACGATAGAAGTTCCTGCTGTGAAGTTGTTTGTTACAGCTAAAGCCGCCATTTAACGCAATCTCCTAGTCCTGTACATGCCTATTATGGAAGTCATACCCCATTTGCCTCTCGTTGAAGGTGTTGGGGTAACACTAAACCTCAAACTAATAGCCTTCGCTGTCCCAATCGTGGGCCATCTAGCGAACCCGTATATGTCCTCTGTGCCTATAGCAGCCCATTCAGACGTGTCCCACACGCCGTCACCAGTTCCTCCATCGTCGCTAACCCACGTAGCGGCAGCGCCAGGACCTGTTAAAGTCTTGGAATAGCACACATCTGAGCTTGCTAAACTGTAATCTTTGTAAACGCACATGACTATTACGGTGCTGTTGTCTGATAAAACGATGTTTCTTGGTTTACCCCATCGTTTAATAAAAGTAGGGCGATTACCTTGAAACCAGCTTGTTTGATAAAAAGACTCTATTTCGTTGAAAGAAGCATCATATGTGTCTACATCCACTTCTTCGTCGTCAAGTTTGCTTATACGAGTGAAAGCAGAAATGGTCGTAATGTTAGAAGTAACACCTATCGGGAAGTGTGTGCTACCACTGGGGCGGTATGCTAACAGGCTTCGTGCGTTAATGTCGTATCTGATCCATGCACCTAGAGGACCTAGTGAATAATCCCAAACGAAAGTGTTTCTGCGATCTATTTGATTAGATCCGCTTAGATTATCGTCAGATTGGTAGTCTACAGAAAGCCACAGTTTCTGATCGAACCACATGAGAGAAGGCGGGTTGGTTAACGTTAACGCGGGTTGACCCACAGCGTAAGTTAACGACGGGTACAATCTTTCAAAAACGTACACAACGCTTTCATCTGCTATGAGATACAAACCTTTTTCCCCATACCAAAAGAAAACACCCATAGTCGCAGCTACAGGCTGACACCCGTCACGATTTCCCGCCACACGGGAAACGTTCCTCACCTGGAAGTTGTCTCTGCTGAAACCTAAAATTTCGTAAACAGAGTTCTGTTTGAAAACCAGTAAACGGTTCTGATCTGGAATAATAGCTGTTATATGGTCGCCATCTTCACCAATGTCTATGTCAATGTAATCTGTCGCAGTCCAGTTCTCAGCGTCAGATACTTTAGAGAACCTGACACGGTTCTTGTATTCAGTTCCGCTTTCTTCAGTGTAAGCAACCCAAACGTGTTCATTCCACGCTGTGAGATAACGGGCGCACGGGAAATGACCATCCGACGCATCAATATCAGGGGTCATCGCAGTAGCTGTAGCCCCATCCCATTTCATCGCTGCAACACCTGTGACACCAGCATCATTATGCAACAATTCACCGTTAGAAATGTATGTGTAACCATTGAAAGTTACAGCAGTGGGGGGTTGAACTGTGTTGAAAAACGGGTTATCTGCACCTATTTGAACAGGACCTGTAAAATCCCCTGAAGCATCATTATTGTAATATAATTGTGATTGAGCAGCCCCAGTGTCTATGATCGTAGCAAGAATCTGATTCTGACCCGACTCGTAATGGGTCATCAACCTGTTAACCTCGTTCGACAGTTCCGTTGAGTTGACTTTCGTTACACCGTTACGGCGACGAACACCACCCCTGGGGTCAACGGAAACGTTCAACAGGGAAGGAGATTCAGTATCCCCCATGTTAAACTGGTCAGCTCGAAGATTTAAACCACCCGTGAAATCAGACTTCTCATCGTAACGGTACGGTTCAGGAGAACTGCTACCAGATAACTGTGCTTTTAAAGCCATCCTTTAAGATTCCCAAGTGTAACGCAAACGGTTAGGCATATAAGATTGAGACATCCACCTGCTCGCACGAACACTGTTCAATAAAAGAGGTTGAGGAGCGGGTGTGTCTTCAAACCTTGCCCGAAGGTTCTCCAATTCTTGAATAAATTGTGCATAATACTGTTGCCCCATCGGAGCATCCTCTTGCTGCTGATACGACCTGTAAATAGCGTACAAAGCGAGAACACTGCTGAAAGGATCAGGCAAATCGGGTGTGTTAGCGTCAGCTATCGCCGTGCGATAAATCGCTGTGTTACCACCAAACTCGACAGGGTTACGGTAGCCACGCAAATAGATAGTACTAACACCACCAGGAGTAGGGTACAAGCGTATAACCTGGTTGCTTATCCCCGCACTGGCGCTGGAACCTGAAGCCCACATAGACCAGTACCAAGGGTTGCCTTGAGTGTTCGAGTTCAACGGATAAATAATGTCACCCGTGTCGTAACCTATAAATTCGAGAATGTGACTGTCTGTTTTCAGAGAAGCCACTTCACGTAAACCAACATTGGATGGTGCTGAAGCACCTGAGAATGTAACACCATCGTGTGTGAAACTAAGATTGGTGGCTACATCTGCTATCGGGTAATCTTTCTGCCCGCCAACAGTGTCGAAAGTAACAGCAGTCTCGTAAAAAGGCCACCGTTTCTCCGAGTAAACAATAGCGTTGTACCCTTCACGAATAAACGTGTTCATTGTTGTGTCAGCAATGTCGTTTGTTGTTATATCAACTATGTCACGGACATAGCTTCGCATACTGCTTAGTTGCAAAATAAACCTCTACTCGGTTTCAGGTTCTATAACCTTTTCAGTAGGTGTTTTCACAGGAGCAACAGGTTTAACAGACGTGTCTGCTACACGATGAATCTTACGTGATGGTCCAACCGTTTGTGGTCGTGGTGACGCATCTCTGAAATTGGTGCCAGCCGCAGGTTCCCCCGCTGGTCTAGCCCCTTTGTTGTAAGTATACTGTTCGTATTTAGCCATGTTTACTCCTATGAAAACTACCTCTATGCCGTCAAATTATGCAAGTATTATGCAATACCGTACATGTATCCTTGACGGGCGCGGTTGCTTACTGTCAAGTTGCCGTAGCAAAGTAACTGCGAGTAAACCGCATCTATGTTAGTTGGGCGCACAAACGGGGTTGGTTTGAACCATACGTCGCTGTGGGCTACTAACTGAAGGTACTTGGTGTTAAGCATATACATTTTGCCTTCACCTGCGAGAGTACCATCAAATGTCACTGGACATCCCTTGAAAAGAAGATTCTGGAACCCACCGTCAGCCATGTCGGTGTCGGTGTACCTGATCTGTCCTTCAAGAAGGGCTTCATACGCTTCGTATTCTTCCTGTCCTGTGATTATGATTGTTGGTTGGTCATTGCCAACTGAACAATTGTTGTAAGTGGTAGCCATGTTCGCTTGTGAAAGCGCTCCTGATATGTTGGCAACTTGTGATCTCCACCACGAGTTGTCAGCATCAGTAGCATCAATACCTGCTAAAGCGGCTGTACCATCATCATTACCAAGACCAACTAGAGCCGCTAGACCCATCCAGTCTTTACCACCATTGCCTGTGCTGTTACCGAAGAACATGGTGTTCATGTTTTCAATAATAGTTTCTTGAGTTTGGAAAATTTTTCCTTCAAGAAGGTCAATGATTTGTGCTTCGCCATTGTTTTTGGCTTCTTCTATACCGTTGATTGTTACGGTAGCAGCGTACTGTCTCCAAGAATACTCAGCAGCGCTAATGCCTGTTTGAGCAGTCGTGTCGATAGTATCAGTGCCTGCGTAAGAACCAGCAGTTGAGTTTGTTCCATAAATAATTGGAACGACGATATTCGCACCACCTGAAATACGCCTAATTGTCTGACCATTCGTCAAAGCGTAGAACAGTGGTCTAGCTGTGAAAATGTTGTCAGTCAGTTTAGGGATATAGTTTTTCAGTGTGGTGGAAAGTATTTCATCAAAGTTAGCGTTTCCTGCCGCCATAAGTTTTTACCTCACTAATAGTTTAATTATCCGCAAGTTCCCGTTTCGCTTCAGCGTAAGCTTCACGAAGCGAGCCAACCTGTTTAGGAGAAGTGGTTGTAGACGAACCTGTTTGTTTGGAACCCGTCGGTTCAACAACACCTGCGTCACGTTTAGCTTCAGTGCGACCCTGCTCTTTTTCCAATTTCTCTGCCCTATCAGCAACATCCCCGTACCGCATGTGTGTTAACGCAGCTTCCAGGTTGCCTATCCGATTGCTCAGAGCGTGTTGGTAAAGTTCAGACTCGTCAAAGTCACCGTACCTCTCTTTTAAGTTGTCAACTTGCTTTTCCATTTCATTACGTCTGTGTACACGATCTTGGGCTTCCAACCTTGCTTCCAACTGGGCTACCCTTTGCGACGTTGGGTCCTCTGCCTCATAATCCGAATCGTAAGATCCGTCTGATATTGGCTGATTCTCAACCCCGAAAGCGTCACCTAAAGCTGTTAGCGTGCCTGCTGGATCTGACTCCAGTGCAGCAACTATCGCTTCTGCCTGTTGCAATCGTTTACGTTCGGATGCCAGTTCCTGCGTTTTACGGGTGTAATCCGACTGTCTCTGGTATCCATCCCGAAGCTCATCCAGGCTGACCTCTTGCTGCTCACCATCCACCTTAACGGCGTAAGTGTCACCAGAAGGTTCCTCTTGAACCTCAACTGAAGACTCTGGAATGTCCACTGTTTCAGTGGGTTCCGTTACATCTTCTTCCATATTCTGTTTTCTCCTTCGGAGTCCTAAGGGTTGCTCCTATAATCACAGGATTGTCTGTCCCATAAAAACTGTTATAAGGCGGGTAAATCCATTCCCATTTGACCTTGGAGTTGCGCTAACAACTCTGGGGGAACGCCGCCTGTTGGCGCGAAAGCGCCTAAATCTGGGGCTTGAGGGAGAGGCGCTTGCGCCCCCCCGAAAGGGTTTATAACCCCACCTGATTCGGCTTGAGCCGCTTCAGCGTCTTGAGGTGTTTGTTGCCCTTGTTGTATTAAGAACTTTTCAGGGTTTTTAACCCCGAAACCTGTCTGTAACACGTATTTAGCTAAAGCAGCAGGGTCTATGACCACACCCACAAGAGGGGCGACAGCGTTCATCAACGACACTGCCTGCTGTTTTCGTATAGTTTCATTCATCGGCTGAGTTGATCCGCCTTCAACAGAAAAGTCGTACTCGCCTGTAATGTCGTCACGTTCAAACGGAACGAAAAGATTCTCGCCGCCACGATCAGCGACCTGAGCCATCTGTTCACCTGTCATGAACTGTTGCATCAACTGGATGACCCGACGTGCGAGGTGACCTATACCTATTTCAATAATAGCTAGTTTGTCGGCAGCTCTAGCGTTCTGAGCGTCAGCGATAATGGACGCTTCAGTGGCTGTGCGCCTAATTTCTGGCATTGAACCACGAGCGTATTCTGACACGCCTGACACGGTGTTAATGTCTTGTTCAATGATAGCGGAATAGTTGTAAATCTCGGGAGATAAAGGTGTTTGAGGCATTGGTATAACAACTTCGTTTAACGACTTGTTTTCGTCTACAACGGGTACAAGGCGACCATCCTGATCGGATTCTAAAGCTTCACGACCTTCAGGACCAAACGACCTTTCGTGAAACAAATATTTGCGTGCGTAACGTTTCCTGGCGTTAACCAACTGGGAGCGTGTCTTGTCTAATTCCTCTTGGAGAGATTCGATAGCTTCCAGATCGCCCATCGGATAGAAGTAATCGGGTACATCGTAGTTGCGTAACATGACGAAAGGCTGCCCATAAGCATAAGGCATAGGTATCGGATCAACTAAAAACTCCTCACCGTTCTGAGCTAACACACTCAACTTGTTGTCAACAATGTCATAAAATTCGAAAATAACTGTCCTGTCAACAATGTCCTGCAAATACTGGTCTTGCTGCGCCCTGTCAGTGGGGGTGAACATAGGGTTCAGAACCGAATCGGCACCAAGGTTTTTGCGTGCGGAAGCTTTGTAACGTTTATCTTTCTTAGCTTCCTCCAAAGGTCGTATCATGCGTTGACATATCCACTGGGCATCCTCTATGCAAGTAGCCTCAGGGTCGATGTAAATATCGTAAGGGGAGACACGTTCAATGAAAGGCTGATCTTCAACAATCATCATCGCACTGTCAGGAATGTTAGCTGCCATCTGCTCATCTGTAGGCAAATCGCCTGCCATTTCAGGGTTTTCCATAGCGAACATGTCTGTTTCACCGACAGCATCCAAAAACATTTCGTCACGTTCCACGTCGCTGAGAGTGCGTTCCTGCTCAACGAAATTCCAACCGACTTTCAACCAGCCGTGACCGAAGATAAGGAAATCTTTAACGGAACGGCGGAAAGGTTTACGAAAATCGTGATGCCTCCACAGATGGTTGACTACAGCTTCAACAAAAGCTGCTCTGTCTTCATCTTCAGGCTGGTTGGGGGTGACAACTATTTTAGGGTGGTTAACTGAAACAGCGGGAGCTATAACGTTAACAGTTGAGAAAGCCAAATTGACTGCGATCAGATCTTCGTTGCTGGCTGTCGTTCTAGGCCAATGTTTCCCACGGTACAAATCAACCATGCGTCGCCACAACTGGTCGTAACCCATTTCGTCACGCCAACGAGCCGCTGCCGTAATTTTTTGTAAAGTTATGCTGTGTTGTTCAGCACGGGTTTTGCGAGCCATCAGACCTTCTCTATGTTCCTGCCTTGAGCTTTCGCTTCAGCTACCAGTTTGTTTTCACGTTCACGTAAAGTTAAATGCTGCTCATCAGGGGGTAACATGGAACGTTTAACTGATCCTGTTATAACCCTGAGTCCCAACAGTTTTTGCCGCCAAACCCACAATTCTTCAAGCTCAACATCAGTTTTAAAACCCTTATGGGTTTCAACATATTCTGCGAACTCTTGAAAAGAAGCGTCAGGCGCTAAAACAGCCATTAGTTATGGGCGAGGACCGAAGCCTTTAGCGTTCCAACCTTTTAGACGTGGTTGTGGTTCCGCAGGTTCAACCTTGCCAGTCACACCATGCTGATTTATTGGAGTTTCACGCACAGCAGTTTCACCGTAACCGCCAGTCATATGAGCGTACTCGGTGTCTTCGAAACGTTGAGCGAAATCCTGAGAACCACCAGGTTCCCATATAGGGTTAGCTACAACGCTTGATCCGCGTTCCATTTTGTTGTTACCACCTGTTGTACCTGCACCATCAACATTTTCGCTGGCGCTAGTGTGGGAAACAAATCTTGCCATTTGAACCTCCTCGGTTCGTATAGTCTCTAAATAATACGGTTATACTGTCCCACGCACCGTTTTTGAACCTATCTGAGTGCCACTCGGTTCCTTTTCAGACGGAATCAGGTTCTTAAACCACTCAACAGTCCAATAAGTGTCAGCAGCGGGCGCATATTCGGGCATGAACGCATATTGGCGCATCTGATTAGACAAAGCTAAAGCCATGACACGATCATCGAAAGGAGAACCAGACATGCTGCCACGCTCATTACGCACATAAGTACGCAACTCGTTGATAGTGTTCCTGTCAAACAACGTCAACTCATCGTTACGCAACGCCATACCCAAATCGTCAATCAGTAAAGGTTTAGTAGTCCTAGTAGTTTTCCAACCAAACTCTTGAGAAACCTTGTTAGTGACCTTATTCACAGAACGTTTCCTGAACATGTTAGGATACCCCAAATGCCGCAACTGCACGATTGTAGTCAAACCATGGTTGTTAGACTCAACGCAACACAAAGCGTCGTTATACCACAAACCAAGCATATAAATTTCTTCAGCGAGATGATCGGGTGGAATATGCCCATGCCAACAAGCAGCCTGCTCACCAGAACGCACATCCAACACTTGAATACACGAATAATCGCCGTGAGCTAAACCCTCAGCCGTGTCAACACCCAGAACATAAATCTGGTTACTGACGGGTCTACGCCAAACTGTAAGCATCTTCCCTGAACTCCACTACACGCTTAGATGGTTCCCTCATATAACCCATAACACCAGGTTCGACTACAGTTGACATAGCTTCCAACTTGTCTAAATCAAACACAGGGTTACCTGACTTGATGAACGCCTCCTCAGGCGTAGACGGATACTCTTGAGCCAACTGCCAAGACAACATGGAATCTTTCTTAGATTCGTACCACGACTCGTCCCTGTCTTCGGTAGCTGACCAAGGGAAAAACATTGGAGCGAACTTGTTGTTACCAGTTTGAGAACCAACCCACGTTTCGTGAAAAAAGTTACCCGAACCGTTAGCAGTAGACAAACCAATGATCCTACCGCCCACATCAGCGACAGGTTCTATAGAAGCCCACGCTTCCTCAGGATTTGGAAGGAACGCCCATTCGTCAACCACAACCAGCGAAGCTGACTCACCTCTAGCAGGATCGGATGCTGAAGGCATTGAAGTAATTTGCGACCCGTTATCGAAACCCATTTTTTGCTGATGTTCAATAAGCGACTCTGGACCGCGCGCAACAAGCCACTCAGGTAAATGCTGTAAACCATATTTAGATTTCCTTAACAATAAAACAGATTCACGCTCCGTGCGTGAAAGATCAATAATGTTCTGATCGGGATGAAAAAACGCTAACCAAAACTGGTGAGCAGCAACCAGAGTAGTCCAACCTATCTGACGTGCCTTCAAGGTAAGACTGTACCTGTGGTCAGCCCAATGGTCGATAGCTGTAGACTGCGCTGAACGCAACTTGAATTGGATACGCCCATGAGCAGGATGAGCTATATGCCAATAGTTTTCCATAAAATACTTTTCGTCAGCGACGCAACGCCGCCACTCAGCTTCCTGTTGTAACTCAGTAAGACGAGACATTATTTTCACCATTCATACGTTTGTTAAATTCTTCAGTAACAATTCCTGTACCAGGAAACAAATCTACAAGTTCATCACCTATTTCAACATTTAGAACATCCAACAACCATAAACAAAACCCAACAGGTTTTGCTCCTGTTAAACCTTTTTTAAGAGTAATGTTTTCCGAAACCCAATCTCTAACAGTTAACTGCTCTCTTGTTCGTCTACGACCACCACGCACCAGCACAGGTTCCCACGCATAAGCAGGATTAACATTTGGTTTAAAAGAACAAAAAGGTTTTACCCACGCCATAACTCTGACATCTTCAGGACATAAAGCTAACACTTGTTGTAAAGCTGGACTAGAAGTAGACAAAGCCCACCCGTCAGGAAATTCGTCACATAATTGTGAAATTAAAACTTTATGATCTACTTCTTTTTTTTCAGGATATAAATGAGCGCATCCTGGATACGGAGGATCAGCATAAGCAAATTTCATTTTAAATATTACCCTGGGTGACTGTTAATAAACTGTTCATACTTTTCTGGCGAATCCAAAATAATCGTAGTATACGAATAGCTACCACCATCCTTCTTATCCTTACCCAGTGTAACAGTAATAGCACCAATCAAAGTACCAACAGCAACCAACAAACCAGTTATCGCTGCTATAAATTTAATCGTTTTATTCAATCCGCCTCCACAAAAATGCACTCACCTGGACACTCCTCAGCCGCCTCAATAACAGCCTCTACCAAATCGTCAGGAACCTGAACAGCTTGCGCCATCTCATGCGTAGGCTGCTTAGGTCTATCAGAACCCGCTTCCTTAACATAAAAAAGCCCATCATCATGTCCATAAAAAATGCTAGGACAAATCTCCTCACACAAACCATCGCCCGTGCAAAGATCCTGGTCAATCCACGTTTTCATCTAATGGAACCACGATTGTACGATCCGAGCTAACACCCCAACCAGATACACTGTAGAAACGCCAACTGTTCCCATCAACATCAGGATTATCCAATCTTTCCCTGTAGGCGGTCTCATTCGCATGATTCACATGTCTCAGGGTTTTCCAAACCGCAAACGAGTTCCTCGTCATCCTCGAAAACATCGTATTCCTCAGATGAAAAGGGACCATGATAAACCAGTCCCTCAGGACGCTCCCCCAAAATCGTTTCATCCTCATAATCAACCGTCGCCATCAACAACCCTCAGATGAAGAACCTGTGCCTCCAACTCGTCAGCCAACTCCAAATCCGACAACCCACCAACATTACGGTCATCATCAACCAAAACCTTACGCTTCGGAGTGAACTTCTCAACATACTGCAAATACAAAGACGCAGCCTGCACACTCCCACCAACAGCCTGAGCATGCAAAGCATCAATAACACCCTGCGTGCGCTCAGGATGAATATTCAACTCAGCAGCACGACGATCCCACTCCTTAGCAAAACGGGCATCACGCTTAATACGACGAATAGAATCAGCAGCAATCTTATTCTCAGCCGCCCACTCATACTGCAACTTAGGAACCCTGTCGGGTCCCTGCAGCAACCAATCCAACAGCTTCGCCCACTTAGCGGGCATCATCTGTTCCCCAGTGTCAGGATCAGTCTTCCAACCCTTACCGCCACCATTCTGAGCCATCACATCTCCAAAACTTGTAGCCTCCAAGAATAAAACCCCAATGTCCCAAATGTTACAGACACGTTACAAACATTACAAACATGTTACAGTAATGTTACAATCATGTAACAATCCGCAAAAAGGCTTAAAAAACGCGGGACAAAGTAA